AGAAACGTTATGACGATTTGAAAAAACACTATGATTCTACAATTAATAAACACAAGGAAGAACTTAATTCTTTGCGTACACAATTAGAATCTAGCACTAAACAATTTGTGCCACCTAAGTCTAAAGAAGAGTTAGAGGCATGGAGAAGAGAGTACCCTGATGTCTATGATATGGTAGAAACCATAGCAATAGATAAAGCTACTACTCAAACTGCAGAGCTTGAAAATAAATATAAAAATATTCAACTCCAACAAGAACAAATTGCAAAAGAAAAAGCCGAGGTAGAACTTTTAAAACTTCACCCAGACTTTAATGAGATTCGTTCAAAAGATGATTTTCATGAATGGGCTGAACAGCAAGATCCTACTATTCAAGGTTGGTTGTATGAAAATACATCTAACTCTAAGTTAGCTGCAAGAGCCATTGATCTATATAAAATGGATCGTGGTTTAAGTACGTTAAGTAAAAAGGAAGAAAAGGATGTTAAAAAAGAAGCTGCTAAAGCAATTTCTAAAACTAAGAAAGCTACTGATTCTGATATACCAAAGAAAAAAATTTGGACAACTAGTGAGATTGCTAGTTTAAAACCTCATCAGTTTGAAAAAT